GTAGTTAGTTCAGAAACAACTGAAGTCGCTAATGATGGCGTAACCATCACAACAACTGTTACAGATTACGCAATCAGTAAATATGATTATGAAGTGAGCATCAACGAGGATAAACGAAAAATTAGACTTGTTCGTTCTGTTGGCGTGCAAGATATAGAAAGACAATTCAAATCACTGTTGCTTAGATGACAAAACAACTTTTATCAAGTAGCGATTATGAGATAAAGAATCTATCGTTGTATACAAGCGATGGAAATCAAATCGACATTCGAAATTTAGCGTTACAAATAGAAATATTTGAGGACATCTATTCTCCATGCATGACGTGTAAGATTCGAATTACTGATGGTCTTGATCTGGTGTCGATTCTGAAACTGCATGGAAATGAATATCTTGAACTCGAAATAGATAAACCGACGCTCGATGATCCGATAAAGAAAGTATTTCGGCTGTATAAACTTTCAGATAGAGATTTTACAACAAACTATCAGAACTACACATTACATTTTTGCAGCGAAGAATTCATTTTATCACCACAAATATTGATATCGAAATCATACAGAGGTCTCAAAGTCAGTGATATGATTAGAGATATTTTGGTATCAAAATTAAAAGTTCACAAAGACAAAATAAATCGAATACAACGAACTGACAAAGCGTATGATATAATCATCCCAAAAATGACTCCATTCGAAGCCATTAGTTGGCTGAGTAACAGAGCATATGCTAAGAATGAGAGTTTATTTTTCTTCTTTGAGAATAGAGATGGGTTCAATTTCGTTTCTTACGAGAGCCTACTGAAAGAACAGCCTTATGCGAAATACAGAAAAGATTTTAAAGTAGATCCAAACGATGTTCTTAAGAATTTAGAATCATTCAACTATCTAAAAATTATGGAAGAATTTGACATAATGAGAGCGACAAGAGAAGGATCGTTCTCGTCGTCAACTGCAAGATTGAATTTAATTACTGGGAAATTTACAGTAGTTCCATTTAATGCATTTGAATTTAAGAATAAAGGTGTTCTGAATAAAGAAGTCACGATGAACCTTTTCCGAAATAGATTAGATAAAAGTTTCTATGATTCTTATGACAATATGATGAAATATTCTTTGACAACTGACAGCGATCAAACCAGAAATCAAATGTTACCTCAAGATTGGCTCTCGCAAACTGCGTCCAAGTTGGGTCAAATAAATTTATGCAAAATAAGAGCGACCGTACCAGGAGATGTTTTATTGAAAACAGGTCAAGTCGTTGAGGTTGAGTTACCAGACATTATTCCAAAGAGTTCAGGAGTAGATATAAATGAAACTAGAAGTGGAAGATATTTGGTTTCAGCAGTTTGTCATAGATTTGAAGATCAGATTTATGCTACTGTATTAGATCTAATCTCCGACAGCATCAATGAGTCAATGCCACCAGCGAATAATGAGTTAGAGAAACTTAGAGAGTTAGCAAAATTATGATGGATAAGAATTACGCAGGGTTGGATGGGTTCGTTTGGTGGATGGGCGTTGTAGAATCCAGAAACGATCCATTAGAAATGAATCGTTGTCAAGTTAGAGTATATGGCTGGCACAGCCCAAGTCTCGGTGATATTCCTTCTGATGATCTCCCTTGGGCAGTTCCAATCAATGCGTTAAATGGTGGCGCCACTTCAATGGCAAAAGAAGGTGACATGGTTTTTGGTTTTTTTGCTGATGGTAGGAATGCTCAGGTTCCATTAATCCTCGGCATCGTTCCAACTTATGCAGTTGGTAAAAGTCCAGCTGATATTGGATTTGGCGATATTCGAGATGCAGCTAAACTTGCTGCAGCACCAAAGAAAGTAACAGCAAGATCTTACAGCCGCAGCGGTGGTGGATCTAAAATAACAGAAGAAACACCAGAAACATATCCAAAAGAAAGAGACTTCAATAATCCAAGCGTCAGCGCTCTTGCCAGAAATAAACCAAATGAAACTCATGTTGTTACATCCAGAATAGAAAGAGGACCAATCACAATTCCCAGTTCTGGAAAAACAAAATACACAACCCCAGCACCATCATACAATCCAGTTTATCCATACAATAGAGCCACAGAAACTGAATCGGGGCATTCATTTGAACTTGATGATACTCCTGGTGCCGAAAGGGTTGAGTTGGCGCACAGATCTGGTACGATGTTTGAAATACAACCAAGCGGAACCAAAGTCGAAGAGATCGTCAAAGATAACTACACCATAGTCATGGCAGATGATTTTGTATATGTTATGGGTAAAGCTATTGTAAGCGTGGATAAAGATTGCACGATTAAAGTTGCTGGCAACCTCAAGATTGATGTTGGTGGAGATTTTGAGTTGAAGGTTGCTGGTGAAAGCAAGATGTCTTCTGGTAAAGACTTTAAGGTTTCTTCTTCTGATGATGTTAAAGTTGATGCCAAAAAGAAAACGTCAATGAGTGGTGGAACTGAGGTCAGCGTTTCGTCCAAAGGAACTGCGTCATTAAGCGGAACATCTTCCACGCGTGTTTCATCAAGTGGTTCAATGGCAATCAGCGGAACATCAACTTCAATTACATCACAATCAACAATCAAAGCATCTAAGATGGCTGTTGCTGGTAAAATTTCAGCAAGTGGTGTCGGATCAAGTGGTGGTGGATTCTCAATACCTGAACTTCCTGCAGTTCCAGCGCTCCCGACTGGGATTGAAGATTTCGCAGCACTTATACCAGGAGCTTCTGAAATATTGGCTCAAGTTAACGAAGCCATGGCTCAGGTTGAAGCTGCTGTTGGCGATTTAACTGCATTAACTGATGTTCAATCTTTACTCGGTCAACTAGATGTTGCTCAATTAGATACACTACTGGAAACTGCAACCAGTTTTGATGTTGGGAATATTGTCAGTTCTTTGGGTGGTGAATTTGGTGTTGCTTCTCTTGTTGGTGGGATTAGTCCGCTCGGTTTAGCATCAATGGTTAGTGGATTAACGCCTCTTTCGGCAAACATGTTAACAGATAAACTCTTATCCGAAGTTGGTGTTCCAGGTTCTGATGGTATCATTTCTCAATTTGTAGATAAATTGCCCGTTGGAAAAATTAAAGACTTAGCCAATAATTTAGATTCTGGTAAATTGACCAATCTCATAACACAAGCAACTGGGAAAGATGTAGATAAACTCTTCAAAGGATTAGCTGAAGATAAGATACGCGATACGTTAACATCACTCGCACCACCACAATTAAGATCTGTGATGTCTTCTTTGAGTGGCGATAACATTAACAAAGCGTTTGGATCTTTACCAGATGTAAACCTTGCAGATATCAAAAACAAGTTAGGATCGGAACTACAGAAAAAACTCACAGAGAAAGCGAGTCAAGTTTCTGGCTATCCTATCACCCTCATATAAATACTAAGATGGTAAACCTGTAGAATACATGGAAAATCAAGCTAGAATTTATAAAGATTTGGATCTGGCATTCACCAAACATCCAATAAAAAACGATGTAAACAAAAAGACTGGTTACAATGCCGTTATTCAATCAGTCAAGAATCTTGTGCTACTCTCGCACTATGAAAAACCATTTCACCCAGAAATTGGTGGCAATGTTCGAAAGATGCTGTTCGAACCAATGGATCCAATTACAGCCAATATTATCGCTAAAGAGATTGAAGATGTGATAACAAACTTTGAGCCAAGGGTTCAACTCAGAAGTATTGATGTTGTTGAAAATTTTGATAACAATGGTTATGATATTACCATAGAATTCTTTTTGTTAAATCTCCCAGAACCAATACAAACAACAATATTTCTAGAGAGACTACGATAAATGGAAAAACTCTCAGTTTCTGAATTAGACTTTGATGCGATTAAGAGTAGTCTTAAAGATTACCTTAGAAATCAAGAAGAATTTGATGGTTATGATTTCGAAGGTTCTGCGTTAAACATTCTTCTCGATGTTCTCGCATACAATACTCATTATAATTCGTTTTACTTGAATATGATTGCGAATGAAATGTTTATGGATTCGGCTGCGCTTCGTCAGTCTGTCGTTTCTCACGCTAAACTTCTCGGGTATACACCAAGATCAACAACATCAGCAACCGCAACAGTAAACGTCGCGGTGACTAAATCGGTTTCTGATTCAACAACAATCCTAACCATTCCAAGATTTACTCGATTCACAAGTCAATCTGTTGATGGACAATCTTTTGAGTTTCTTTCTGTCGATGAAGTGACAACATCAAACAGCGGGTTGTTGTTTAATTTTACCAATGTTACAATTAAAGAGGGAAATCCAGCAAGTTATGTTTTTACCGTTAACGATTTAATCAACCCAAAACAAATATTTGAACTTCCTGATGCGTTGATTGATACGTCAACTCTACAAGTAACAATTCAGAAATCTTCAACAGAAACAACGCAAAGAACATACGTTCTTGCCGATGATGCAACAGAAGTTGCAACAAATTCAGAAATATATTATCTTGAGGAAGGTGACGCTGGTAGATACAGAATTTATTTTGGGGATGGAGTTCTTGGAAACAAACTTGACAACGGAAACATAGTAATTGTTTCTTATATCGTTACAAATGGCGCAGATGCGAACGACATTGAAAACTTTAGACTTTCTGGTTCTGTTTTATCAGGATCTACTGTTGCTGTAACAACATCGATGAAATCTGCTGCAGGAAGTGAGCGCGAAACCATTGATGATGTTAAATTTAATGCGCCGAAAAAATATCTGTCAAACAATCGAGCAGTAACAAAGAACGATTACATTGCGTTGATTAATCGCAAATATCCATTTTTCGATGCAGTAAATGTATGGGGTGGCGAAGAAAATATACCACCAATTTACGGTAAGGTATTTGTCACAGCAAAACCAAAACTAGGATTTGAAGTAACTCAGGCAGAAAAAGATTACCTAATTAACACTGTATTGAAACCAATCAGTGTGATGACAGTTACTCCGCAATTCGTTGACGTCGATTACAATTATCTTCTACTACAAGTTCAAGCGACCTACGATCCAAGATTAACGTCAAGGAACGCAGGTCAAATTGTAACGACAATAAAAAATGCAGTCCAGAATTTTTCCAATCTATATCTAAACACGTTCAATTCATCATTCAAAGCATCAAGACTATTGAGGTTGATTGATGATTCTGACACATCAATCATCAATTCAACTGTTGATTTATACATTCAGAAAAGAATTCCAGTTACATTGAACGTTGCTAAAGATTATGTTCTTGAGTATGGCACAGAATTAGAACGATGTACATCTGCGACCGAAAGAATGTATAGCACTCCAGGGTTTACACAATTAGATGTATCTGGTGCTCTTAGAACATGCTATATTGAAGAAGTCCCCGAATCCTTTACTGGCGTGGAAGAAGTTCAAGTCGCATTGTCTGGTAGAAATTACACATCAACACCAGTTCTAACTGTAATTGGCGATGGTATTGGAGCAAAAGTTGAAGCTGTAATTGTTAATAGAAAATTTAAAAGTGTCCGAGTTGTTGAGCCTGGCACTGGGTATACAACTGCAACAATAGAAATTACTGGTGGCGGTGGAACAGGGGCTGAATTGACAGCAATTATTCAAGGCAGAACTGGGAGGCTAAGATCATATTATTACAACGATAATGATATTAAAACTGTTCTAAACGAAAACGCTGGAATTATAAATTACGATTCAGGTCGCGTTTCAATTTTAAATCTAAATCCAATATCAATTGATGACCCAGAAGGATTCTTGAGGTTTAATGCCAAACCGAAATCTCTGACATTTAAGAGTCAAAGGCAGTCTCTAACAACTTTGGACCAGTTTGATCCAGGTGCTGTTACAGTTAACTTGAGTGTTTCTGACTGATGTCAACATCTAATCCAATATCATTTATTGTAAAGAATCAACTTCCTGAATTTATTCGGGACGATTTAGACAACAATTATGGAAAATTTGTTGCATTCGTAAAAGCATATTATGAATGGTTAGAAGAAGAAAATGGAATAACAGCTGAGACCAGAAATCTTTTGTCTTACGCTGATGTTGATAAAACATCTTCAGAGTTCATTCAATACTTCAGTAAAAAGTTTCTACCATATTTTCCTGAAGATTTGATCAACGACAAAGCCAAGTTGATCAAAACGATCAATGATTTTTATGCTAAAAAGGGAAGCATTGAATCCTTAAAGTTTCTATTCAGAATTCTTTACAACGAAGACATTGAGATTGTACTACCAAAAGAAAATATTCTCAGAGCATCTGATGGTAAGTGGAGAATTCCAAGAACACTCAGACTGACAGTTGAAAATACACCATCGAGTTTTGATCTGAGTTCAATTGTTAAGCGATTGGCGGTCGGAAGATTATCGAAAGCATCTTGCGTTATTGAAGGGGCATACAGAACAATTGACGTTGGAACTGGTGCAGAAATTATTGAGATCTATGTTTCGAATGTTCGAAAGGCATTCAACAATGGAGAGTTACTTGACGTTACTTATGTCGATGATAATGGTGAACAAGGCATTTTACTATCAGAAAGAATCATTGGCGCACTATCAAACATGCGCATAAATCCAAGATATCGAGGATTAAAATATAAGACAGGAGATCCTGTAGTTTTAATTGGTGGATTATCTGATAATCCAGCGATATCAACAATTGAAGCAAGAGCAATTGTTAACGAAGTTACTGATGGTAGAATACAAACAGTTGCAGTAGCAAAAGGTGGGTTTGGTTTTAGAGTAAAACCAAATACTGAAGTTGATATTATTCCAGCTGCATTTGATGTTGCTCGTGGTGATGTTGTAGATGCTATTGTTGAAGTTATTGAAGTTATCGACGAAGTTTCATTCAAGTACAACATTGATTCGATTGATCAATATGCATCAATTCAGTTAGATGCAGCATCATATGGATTTCCAAATTTAACATCAGCAAGTATAACAACATCATTAAATCTGGCGTTTGATTATGATACGACGAATGTTGGAACAATTTCCAAAGTTAAAATCAGATCTCCTGGGTCAAAGTATACTGAGATTCCAACTATTGACGTCAATTCTTTTTATGATACATCAAATTCAGAAAATTATTTCAATGATATTTTCTTTGCTGGCGAAGATACACCATCAAACAGAACTGCCTGGGAATCATCAAGGCAAGCAATTCTCAGTCTTGGTAAAATAGCGAATGTTCAGATTGTAACTGGTGGGACTGGATACAGTACAAGCACAGATAAAATCTATGTAAATAGAAATGGTGGTGGCGGATATGGTGCTGATATCACGTTCACAGTTGATGGAACTGGTAAGATTAATTCTTTGACGTTGGTTTCTGGCGGTGAAGGATACACTGGACCAAAAGGTTCTGTAGAATTGGTTGTCAGAAATAAAAATAATGTTTATGCATCAGCTGCAGGAACTGGGGCAAGTCTACTTGCATATCGATATGGCGAAGGTGACGAAATAGTTTCTACTGTAGAAGATGTTGGTAGAATTAGAAACTTCAGATTATTGAGTAGAGGTAGTGGTTATGTTGATACACCAGTGGTTTCTCTTAAAGTAAAAGATATTGGAATTGCTGTGATTGACGATCCAATCGTCACCTTTGTTGAAAAACAAATGGTCTATCAAGGCGATTTATCCTCTCCAACATTTAGAGCAAATGTTGATCAATACATATCATCAAGTGGCGTTCTGAGGGTTTATAATTACAATGGCAATCTAGATACTTCTGCGAATTTAATAATAACTGCAACCGACGCATCACCAGAATATAATGTTGATGTAACATCAGAAACAACTTATGGTAATGGTCTCGCGCGTGCGAACGCTGAATTCCTAAATGGTTTGATTAACTATGATGGATACTATCTAAATACTGATGGATTCCTGAGTTCGGATAAAAAGTTGCAAGACTCCAGAAAATATCATAACTTCTCATATGTTGTTGTGACGGAACAGTCACTAAACACATATAAACAAGCATTATTGGATATTCTACACCCAATCGGGACGAAAGCATTGGGTACAAAGAAAGTTGTTGATGTGATAACTACAGGATTTACTTTCTCATGAAAATTTTTACTAAGAATACAGCGATAACTGGGACTGTCACTTTAGATCCATTAAATATAACAGGAAATGCTGTTGGGTTTTCTGTGAATTTCACATCAAGCATCTCGAGCAATGACATTATCATTTTAAATAATGATGTTGAAAGCAGAAAACAAGTTAAACTTGTTGTAAATGTCAATACGTCTTCATTATTGACTTTGGAAAGTAATACAAAATTCTATGGTGATGGATATATTAACGTCCCATATAATTCTAACACGATTACATTCACATCAAATACATATACTTTGAACCTTGCGGCAAATGATATTGTGAAATTCGAATTCGATTCCAGCATAATCACTGGAAAAATATTGAGCGGAAGCGGGAAGACATACACAATAAATACTTCTTCTGCGACATTCACGGCAAACGCAAATCTGGTGAGTTATGCTGTTTACCCATACTTCGATAATGTTTCTTTCGAGATACTTAAACAAATTTAAGAGTAGATTTAATGAAGAGCCTAAGCACCATACAAAATAGAGTTTATATGGCTAAAGAGTATGAAGAAGCCATTACGCTTGAATCAAACACTTATGTTGGTATTGGCAAATCGACAGAATGGCCACAGAGTGATGTGTTGATTTCCGATTCAATGGAAACTGTTGATGCTCTTAATGACGTATACAAGAACCTTGTTTCTGTTAAGAAGGTAAATGGTGCTGATATCAATTTAGTTGCGCCTAGAGTTGACTGGTCAAATAATACCGTCTATACTGAATACACTGAAAAAGCTGAGTTGTTTACTTACGAGTCCAAAACTCAACTTCCAGCGAATGTTTCTGCAACGATATCAACCATGAATGTTGTTGGTAGCGCAGACACATATTTTACATCGAACCTGAGTATTGGAGATATTATTTTAATCGACGGTGATGGCATCAATGTACCAAAGGTCAGAAAAGAAATTGTTTCGATCACAAATAATCGTCATCTTATGGTGAATAGTTCGTTTGATTACACATATACTCAAAACACCTATAATATAGTTGAGAATTTATATCCTCAGTATGCAAATAAATTTTATGTGAGAAATACCAGAGACCAAGTCTTCAAGTGTATGTTTAATAATGGCGGCGAAGAATCAACTGTTATGCCAGAAATTGATATTGGTGGGCAATTACCAGAAAACGCATACATTCAAACGTCAGATGGATATCGATGGAAATATCTGTATACGATTCCTTCTGGTCTGAAAGAAAAGTTTTTCGATTCTCAGTGGATGCCTGTAATCAATGATGAGATTGTAGGTGATGCTGCAGTCAACGGCAGAATAGACATCATTGATATCGTGAATGGTGGGACTGGTTATGTTTCTGGTGGAACGTCACCCTCAGCAAATATTATATCAATCGTTGGCGATGGAACTGGCGCGAACGTAACAGCAAATGTTGTGAGCGGTGTTATTGTTGGCGTAAATATTTTGGATGGTGGTTCTGGATATACAAACGCAACGATACAAGCAACAGGAACTGGGGCGAATGCTAATTTAATCGCCGTTATCAGTCCTCGTGGTGGTCATGGATCAAATGTCGATGTTGAACTTGGCGCCACACATTTAATGCTATCAGTTGAACTTGATGGAACTGTTGGTGGGAATTTCCCAACAGAAAATGATCAAGAAAACTTCAAATACAGACAAATTTCTCTACTTAAGAATGTTAGAGAAACTGATGGTGGTGCGATCGGAAACGATTCAAGTTACATTGCAACGTATATTGTAACAACATCAACAACACTTGGTCTTGGTAGGTTTTATTTGAATGATAAAGTCTATCAAGGTCCATCTTATGCTGCAGCCACATTCGTCGGTACAATAGCATTCTGGGATGAAAGTTCTAGTCAAATCTGGATAAATAACACTAGCGGAACCATATCAGATAATGCAGAACTAAAGAGCTATAGTGAAGTTGATAATTCAACAATTTCTGTTGAGGTATTTGCCATACAAGAACCAGAAATACAAGCATTTAGTGGCGATGTTCTTTATGTTAGAAATAACACTGCTATTGAAAGAGATGATGATCAAACAGAACAAATTAGAATACTAGTTTCATTTTAGGAAAAATAAATGCCAATTGAGTTTAATGTCAATCCCTACAATGATGATTTTAATGCGGATAATGGACCACGAGAAAACAATTACATGCGTATTCTGTTTAAACCAGGATATGCTGTACAAGCTCGTGAATTAACACAACTACAAACCGCAATACAAAATCAGATTAAACTATTTGGCGATCATATTTTCAAAGATGGATCGCAAGTTCTTGGTGGTGAGTTAACTCTCGACACGTCAGTAATTTCTCTGAAATTGGAAGATCAATTTGGGAACACTGACATCGACGTTACGGAGTTTGATAAACAAATCATCACCAATAATATTGGGGCTGTACAAAACAAAAAAGCTAAAGTTATCGCAATCGACGACACTCAAGAATATAAAACATTGATGATTCGTTACGTTCGTGGTATCGAATTTCAGAATGGTGATGAGATTAAAGTTGTTCCTGGTGATTCACCAAAAGCTAAATTGATTGCCGTAAATTCTACGAATGTTGGATCGGTAATATCAATTAATGATGGTGTGTTTTATGTAAATGGATTTTTCGTCAATGTTCCATCACAAACAATCACTCTAGATCCATATTCCAGAAAACCATCTTATAGAGTTGGATTGGAAATTGAAGAAACTATAGTTGATGATTCTGTTGATACTTCGCTTTTAGATCCAGCGCAAGAATCATTTAACTATCAAGCACCTGGTGCAGATAGATATCAATTTAGCTTAAACTTGAGCAAAAGAGCTTTAGATTCAATAGACGATAGTAGCTTTTTCGAATTACTCCGAGTTGAAAACGGTGTCATAACCAAATGGGTTAGATATCCCGTATACTCTGAGATTGAAAAAACATGGGCAAGAAGAACAGCAGATGAATCTGGAGACTATGTAATAATTCCATTTTCCGCAAGTGCATCTGATATATCAACAGATGATTCTAAAATTGATGTTAATCTTGGTCCTGGTAAAGCATATGTAAATGGATTTGAATTTGAAACTGTCGGACCAACAACTATAAAAGTTAATAAAGCAAGAACAACAGCAACAGTTTCGGATTATGATCTTTCTTTAGATTTTGGTAACTACATAACTGTTAAAAACTTTTATGGCGCAAATAGTGGAATTTTTAGTACCACAAATTTTGCAAATTTAGATATGCATATTGTTCCAACAGCGAACATTAATACTTCTTCCTCTGCATCATACAATTATACATTAGCTGGAACTGCTCGGGCTAAATCGTTACAAAGAAATAACGGTTCAAAATTAGATCTCTATATCATCGATCAAACGATGACGACGAATACATTTAATGTTGCGGCAACATCAAACGCAACTTCATTTACTTTCCCGTCAACATATCCAATCAATCCTGTTGGTTTGTATAATGGTGTTTCGTTTACTGTTACAGCTGGAACTGGATCTGGACAAACAAGAAGAATAGTAGATTATAACACATCCAGATTAGCGACAGTTGATAGAGAATTTGATACAAATTTAGACACAAGCTCTCAAGTAACATTAAACTATGCAATCAAAGACGTCGATAGTATCACAGTAAGACCAACAACATATCAAAGTAATGTCTATGGTGGGCAAAATACTCAAACTGCATACTACCCATCGATGGACGTCGATAGTCTAAGTCAAAATGATGTTGGTGATACTTTCATTAAAGGAGCAAGTATCAATCGATTACTCTATCCACTTCCAGAAACATATGTTTCTAGAAACGATTTCAGTAATGTAGATTTCGTTTACAGAAAATTAATTACTAATGCAACTTTCACCAGTGGATCATATACCGTCACTTTAACTGGTAAAGAAAAGTTTTTCTATGGTTCTAATAGTTCATATCTGTCAGATTCAACAGCAGAAGATAATTTTATTGTCATAGTGAGAGATAAAGGATCATCAAGTTACCAACACGGTCAATTGCTTTCGCTTTCGTATGACGGCGGATCAAATGGAATATATCGTCTTGGTGAAACGCAAATGCGCATCGACGCAGGAACGTTGACGTTTACTGGTGATGTTTTTGTTAACATTAAAATTGACAACGCAGAAGTTAGCCCAGCTGTTGTTAGACAGAAAACCCTAAAGGGTAGAAAATCATCTATAACAGATGTAGATTATGGTAATGCAACTTTAAGCGTTACTGGTCAAACAAATACTAAAATTGACCAAGCGAATGGTGCAGTTTGGTTTACCAGTTACTCGGATATAAACAAAATACCTGGAGTTAGACAATCACTGTATATCTCAGATGTGGTAAAAATCAATAAAGTCTTTGATTCGGGCGATACTTCATATAGACCAAATTCAGTAAACGCTATTGACATCACTGATCACTATTTGTTTGATACTGGACAGCGAGACAATTATTATGACCATGGATCAATTATTCTGAGAGATGGTAAATCTCCGCCATCTGGTCAAACAGTTGTTTTATTGAGTTACTTTGAACACAGTGGTCTAGATGGATTCTTCAGTGCAGCTTCATATTCAGATGGCGATTTTTCAAACAATTATGTTGGTGTATATTCATCAACATCAGTTCCAACGACATCTCTTTCTGATGCGATCGACTTTAGACCAAGAAGAACAGACGGAACAACTGCATCTACATTTGGTGGTAATCTTTTACCGTATACTGACGATTCAATGGAATTGTCATATGGGTATTATCTACCAAGAGTTGATAAGATTGTAGCAACTTCTGATAAGAAGTTTAAAATACTTTCTGGTACACCATCGAAGTATCCAAAATCGCCAAATGATGTTGCAGGTACAATGACGCTGTACACAATGTTTGTTCCACCATATACTAAAAAAGCGAGTCATGTGAAATTTACAACTCACGAACATCGTAGATACACGATGAAAGATATCGCAAGAATTGATAAGAGAGTTCAAAGGTTAGAGTATATTACAAGATTATCATTGCTTGAACAATCAGCAACTAATGAAACATACTTTTACGAAGATGGTACAACTGAAAAAGAGAAATATGGTATTCTTGTTGAACAGTTTGATGGGTTTAATATTGCGGATAATAGAAATCCAGATTTAATTTGTCATATATCAAACAGTGAACTGAAACCATACAAGAAAGTCACATATATTCCATTGCAACTCACATCAAACAGTGGCGATTACAAAGTAAAAGGTAAAACATATTCCTTGTCGTATGTCGAACAAGAAATTATTTCGCAAAATACAGCAACTAAAGTTGCAAATGTTCAACCATATTTGTTTGGAACATTCAATAGTGGACAAGTTCAATTATCACCTTCATCTGATCCTCAGACTTCTCAAACTTTAGCAGCACAGGTTACTAGTACAGATTCATTGGCAAATGAAACGGTATCAAGTATAACGAATCGTGGGTCTACAACAACAGGAGATCCACAAACAACTGTTAATTCTTCTGATACTGCACAGCAAACAGAACAGCAAGCGACGACTCAAACTCAAGAGACGTTGAATCAAACAGGATATACAACAACAATGTTTGATAATAGGCAAAACGATTCTTCTACAGTTGCAGCGGCTGTTGATGCCTCTTCAGTTGTCAATCCATATCTGCTGGGTATAGGTTCAGCAATTGCCGATGGTGCTGCGTTTTCGCAATATTTGGCTGCATATAGTGGAATTGCTATGTTTACTGCTGGATATGATCCATCTTATGGACTACAAGCTGCAGAACAAGAAGCTCCGAGAGCTAATCCTGCGAGAGCTGGTTTAGGACAATCTGGCGCTGCTAACAACAACGATCGATACGACGTATTCACAGACTACGATCTTCTGTAAAGGAAAAACTGATAAATGAATGTTAATTTTTCAGAAAATTTGGTGTCAATGAACTATCTAGGATTTAGCTTTAATCATGCAGCGATAGATTGGCTTCACAAAAATGTGTTAAATTTTTCAGCAACAAATTTAAGACCAGATAGAGCTGCGAAATTTTACTTTGATAATCTTCCTGTAGATCAGTATGTGCAAGCTGCATCAGAAATACTCATTACTGGTACAGATGCTGCGAAATATAATATTGGAGAAGCAATTATTTGCGAAACAACAAACGCATATGCAGTTGTTGTTGGGTCTTTTTCTCCAAATAAATTACTCATCAATGAAAATTTTATAACATTGAATGTTTCGCAATATGGTGCAACTGCATTATCTTCGACGACTTTCACTGAAAACGATCACATAGTTCAAACGAAAAATAATTTATTCCAAGGCGGTAGAACTGATAGAGATGCTCCTTTCCTCACATTCGACAGAGGATCTGATTTTGGATTACAATATAATCCAAATTTCTGCGTGTTTGCTGGTACAGTACAGCAATGGACAGTGTCGACAAGATCTCTCGTCGTAAGCCCAATTTTCGGAATAGCAAATACAACAGACACTAAAGTTTTATGGAACACAGCTGGGATTACACCGAAAGCAAATCTTTCTTCAATAAATGTTAGTAACAAATTTCCAGCTGGATCGACGATTAAAGCTCTGAAAACGCCAACGAAAACGTCAACAGTATCTTCGTACACACATTTGAGCGGAACAATAACTATTCCGAATGCATCAACTTCAAAAATTAACTTAAACTCAACATATACTGGGACAACATTTCCAGTGTCAATAAAAATTACAGATGGTGGTGGCGTTGGACAATCAGCTAACATAACCTCAGTCGAATCTGGTAACACTGTTGCAGTTCTTGACGCAGCAATAACGGGACAAAGATCAAATAGTACATATTCGATTGGATCTCACATAGTCGATGCTAATTCAAATATTGGTGGGATCTTCCAATTACCAGAAAGCGAAACTGCTAAATTTAGAGCTGATGGCGCAAAGGTATTTTTGATTACTGACGCGTCAACATATAATGGTAGCGACGCAACGATGAGAGCTTCGACTTTTTATCTCGGCGGTGCCATCAGCGCTGGATCCAGAGGATTAAGCGGAATTGGTGGTGGATCTGGAACATCTGGAACTGGCACTAGTGCAGGAACAGTTGGATCTGGAACGACAGGTGGTGGGGCAACAGGACAACCAGGAACTGGGACAGCAGACACAACAGTCGATAGTGAAACTTCAGAAAATGATACAACAAATGCTGGAACTGGAACTGGCGAGCCAATAACAGTTATTGACAATCGATTTACTTCTCCCATTCCTGGATTTAATTACAGATTCGGAACTCTTGGTGTTGTTACTGGTGATCCTGTTGCTCAGACATTTACAACACCAAAAGGTCTAAACAATGGTATTTTTGTTTCGTCTATTGACCTTTTCTTCAAAACGAAACCAGATAGCGATGATGCTCAGTTACCAGTCACAGTTAAAATTGTAACAACATTAAATGGATATCCAACAAGAAATGCTCTTGCAGCATCAACCGTTCAATGCTTTGATGTAAAAACAACAGATGGTGTTGAAACTTTCCCTAGAAGTTCAAATACATCAACTTCAACTAAATTTACATTTGATGATCCTGTTTTCTTGTTACCTGAAACTGAGTATGCGATTGTTGTTACTTCTGAATCTCCATCATACGACGTTTGGGTAGCCGAACTCGGTGGAGAAATTGTTGGCGATCCTGATGGTAGGAGAGTTTCGGAACAACCTTATGTGGGTAGCTTTTTCAGAAGTACAAATGCTTCTACTTGGACAGCATATCAAAACGAAGATTTGATGTTTAAGATCAATCGAGCTGTATATGATACATCTCCGATAACTTTAACATTCGGTCCTCTCCCACAACCAATTTCAATTCCATATGATGAAATAATTTTAAACGCGAAAGAAAGAGAATTTCCAGTAGCAAACATTGATCATAAAATGAAAACGACATTACTGTCGACTTCTGGTCTTGAGGCAGCATTTACCAGTATAGAACCAAATAGAGCATTTTGGTTTGCTGAGAAACCAGACTCTTTAGTCACCAGCGGCAGAAGAAGAGTGATCCCAGCCGCCAACACAGCAGGACTACAATTTGAAGTTTCGCTGGACACCAATGATGACACAGTTTCCCCATTCTTCGATTCAGAAACTTATCTAGCTGTAGTTTCTGAAAATTTGATTAACAATGGGGAGCTCTATGATGGAAACATAAGTGTTACTGATAGCGGTCAACATTCGAATGCGAGTAATGTTGTTGTAACAATAAGTGATTCGAATATATATGCTGGTGAAACTGGGGCTAGAGCTACAGCAAACGTCACGCTAAATGCCAGCGGCAGTGTAGCTTCTGTGAATATCATTAACCCAGGAAAAGGTTACATTGAATCGCCAACAATTACGATAACAGAACCAGAAAATCCAACTAACGCAACGGCAGTAATTACTTCTGAAGATTCTAAATTTGGTGGTAATGCTCTGGCTAGATATATAACTAGAAAGATTTCTTTGGCAGATGGATTTGATTCTGGCGATCTCAGAGTTGGTTTGAATGCTGTAAGACCTCAAGGGACAAACATTATCGTTTACTATAAAGTTCAATCAGCTTCCGACACTCGTAATTTCTCTGATATTAAATGGAGAAGAATGTATTTAGAAAACAGTAAGGCATATTCTCCTGATTTGAATACACCAGTTGAGTTTAGATACAATCCCTCTGAAGATCCAAGAATAAATAAATTATCGTATACTGAGGATGGCGTGACTTATCCTGTTGGCGGAAAATTCAAATATTTCGCAGTTAAAATTGTGTTGTTGGCTGAGTGTGGTTGCGTTGCGCCAGCAATAAAGAATTTTAGAGCTATCGCATTACCAGAGGGATAATAATGCTAGTCAAAGTAAAAGATAATGATAGTCTTGTCCGTGATATGAATACCAATTCATTGTTAAATGTGAACAAGGGTGCATTGAAAAAACATGACATGATTATGAGACAAAAAGAGAACGCTAAAAAACTAGCAAATGACGTTGAAAGTCTAAAAAACGAAATGTCTGATATAAAGCAAATGTTGCAACTTCTTATCGATAGAGAGAAATAATGCCGACTCCAAATATTCCTCAGGTACAAACAGCAAATACATTCGATCAGTGGCGAATATACACGAACAATACAATTAATGCTGTTAATGAATTAAGAAGTACCACATACGAAAAAGAAGCTGGACTTCTCTATCTCTCGAACACGGATATTTCTACAGCGTTGTTGGTTAGTGGTAATGCAACTGTACAAAAAACATTAACAGTTGGAAATCTGATTGCAGCAAATGCAAACATTACAAATAATCTTACAGCAACAAATGCAAATATTACTGGAACATTAACATTAGCAGGTGTGAACATAGCTCAGGCTCTGTCAAATGCTGCGAATACAGTTATGATATCTGCAAATAATGGCGCAACATTAACCGCTTCAAGATTAAATTTTGTTAACACATCAACAGTAATGGTCGCAGTTACTTCTGGACTTAATGGGAATGCTAACGTATCATTTACAGTCAGTGGTGGAGCTGGTGCACAAGGCGTTCAAGGCACAGTTGGCGCACAAGGCGTTCAAGGTGCAGTTGGCGCGCAAGGAGCTCCTGGTGGTGGAAGCCCAGGTTCTGGCGCACAAGGACCGCAAGGTGTACAAGGTGCAGCTGGTGCTCAAGGTGTACAAGGTGCAGCTGGTGCACAAGGAAATCAAGGATTTCAAGGAGCAGCTGGCGCTCAAGGACATCAAGGATTTCAGGGAGCAGCTGGTGCACAAGGAAATCAAGGATTTCAAGGTCACCAAGGATTTCAAGGTCGACAAGGAGCAGCTGGCGCTCAAGGCGCAACTGGACCATCTACCGTAATCAACGCAACCAATGACACATCAACCAATCCATTATATCCTGTTTTAGTTGGTGCAACTGGCAGCGACCAAACAGCAAAAGCATCAACATCAAAATTATCATACAACGCCAACTCTGGAAGATTAACAGCCACAGAAATTTCTGGAACGCATTATGGAGATGGTTCTAATTTAACAGGAATAGGAATTCCGAGAGCTGCATCAAGCACCTCTGCTGGTGCTGTATCCTATAATGGACACACTTCTGCCGCTGGTGAATTTTATGGTGGAACCACAAATCCATCTGGTACGACCAGAATAAATTATGCTGGCGATCTTTATGTTAACAATCTATATGCAATAAATGAAATTAGCGCATTCGTTTCTGATGAAAGATTGAAAAACATTGAAGGAAATATTGGTGGCGCTTTAGATAAAGTGCAGAAACTCAATGGATTTTTCTTTAAGTTTAACGAAACTGCAAAAGATCTTGGATATGTTGGTGATGAAAGAATGGTCGGTGTTTCTGCTCAGCAAGTCAAAGAAATTTTACCTGAAGTAATTGCCGATGCTCCGATCGATAATAAATACATGACAGTACATTACGACAAACTAGTTCCTCTTTTAATTGAGGCGATTAAAGAGCTTAAGAAAGAAGTTGATGAATTAAGAGGTAAAATCTAAAAATGCCATTAGACGCAGATGGTCCAGATCAGATCAGTTTAGGTCCAACGCTATCGCCGATAAATAAAAGTATTTCTGTCGCATTCGCAGCCACGCCACCATTCTCGCTATCACAATTTTATAGAGGCGGACCATATGTCGCCGATCACCCAATTAACAATAATATTCCAGCAGGACCAGCAACAACAACTAGAAGTTTTGGACAATATAATAATGGTGGTAGTTTAGTTTTGAGGCACGTAATTTCTAGCAACGTTCAAAATTTGAATTTGTTTACTTACGCCAGCTCAGTACAAAGACCAACATCTCAAGATGTATCAAACGGATACGACCAAAACAGGAGGTATGATGCATACCAACCAGGATATGGTATTGAGTTTGTAATTAATCCTGGAGTTTTCGTTGGTTCAGCGTTTGCATCGCAAGCAGCATTAGTAACAGGAACAGATAGTGTCTCTGGGTGGCACCCAAGTGTTCAAATTCGAATCGTGAATCAAGGAGTAATTATTGGGGCTGGTGGTGCAGGCGGACAGGGCGCTAAAGGATTTGCCCCTCCCACAAATGCGCAGCCAGGACAAGGTGGTGGAACTGCAATTGATGCGCAAAGACCTATCTATATTAATAATGCTGGTACCATTGCTGGCGGTGGTGGTGGCGGTGGCGGTGGCGGCGCTACTCCTCCGTTCGCCCCTCTTGTTGGTGGAGGAGGTGGTGGGGGCGCTGGTCAAACTGGAGGTACTGGCGGCACTTCACTAGAACAATATGTGAATCAGGCAGGTCAACCTGGAAATGGTGCAGCTGGAACTGCATTTGCTGGTGGAAATGGTGGGGTATTCGAACCTGGAGTTTTCCCAACTGGAGGTAGCGGTGGCGCTGGTGGTGGGAGGGGTCAAAATGGAAATTCTGGACAAAACGCTGGTCAAACAGGACTACCACACACTTTTGGTGCTCTAGGTGGGGCTGCTGGTTATTATATAGTTGGTAATAGTCGTGTTACATGGATAGCTCCTGGAACACAACAAGGTCAAGCAGGAGTATAAGAATAATGTCAACGATAAATGTAAATTTTGAAATAACAGGCGTCAACAGCGATCGCGGTGTCATGTATGTTAAATATTGGGCTGATGGTGCAACGATTGAAAGGTTTCAGTCTGAAATCGGACCTTATGAAGTTGCAATATCTTCTAGTATGGATAATGTAACAGAGCAAGAACTAAATACAATAATTGCAACTTTCGGTGCGCCAATTGTATTGAGGCAAAAACAAATTTTGGATGTGAGCAACAATTTAATTGCCACATTAACAGCAGAAATAAACGAACAAAAAGCTGTTGTGGTGGATTTACCGACTCCATAAAATTTGCCAAATTAATTAAAATGGAAACAATATGTTTTATAATAAGTATTGGGTTTGGTGTGGTGTTTTATCAGAAGAACTTTGCGATGCTATCGTTCTAGAATCCGATAAATTATTATTCGGTGAGGGTGTTACTGGTTATGGTGGCAACTCTTCTTTCAATATAGATGTCAGAAACACCAACGTATCTTTCTTTGATAGATTTCACTGGGTCGAGGGGATATGTTTAAATTATGCAACCTGCGCCAATATTAATGCTGGTTGGAATTTCGACTTAGCATATCCGCAGAACGTTCAATATGCAAAATATTTCCCAGACCAACATTACACACCACACACAGATGATAATTGTGGGCCAAATCAAAATGAAATGCGCAAACTATCGGTTGCAATTCAATTATCAAATCCAAATGATTACGAGGGTGGCGATTTCGTCATACAATCCGCACAAAATAATGGGGAATTTGATCTTATTTCCGATTTTCGTAAACGAGGTAGTGTGATTGTTTTCCCATCAGTAATGACGCATGGAATAATGCCAGTAACACGTGGAGTTAGGCATTCTGTTGTATGTTGGGTCGTTGGACCAAAATTTAGGTGAGTTATGCATAAAGATGAATTTGATCATAATAAGTTTATTGTTTTACGCAATTTCTTCAATATAAAGCATGTTGAAAGAATGGCTAAGAGAATGATGTTTCTGAAAAGAACCAATAATCTTGTAGTCGACGATCAATGTCAACTATCTAGTTCAGTTTATGCGGATACGGTAAATTCAGAATATCAAGAACTATACAGAAATAAACTAGAAAATTTAATTGGTTATACATTACACCCAACGTACAATTACTGTAGAGTGTATTCACCAAAAGAAATTTTGAAAAGACATAGCGATAGACCATCTTGCGAAATATCAATTACAGCAACTTTAGAATACGATACATTTGATGACGAACCTTGGGATTTATATGTTGAACCAGATATAAAGATTAAACTATATCCTGGAGACGCCTTAGTATATAAAGGATGTGAGATTGAACATTGGAGAGAGAAATTTATCGGAGTATACCAAACTCAAGTGTTTATGCATTATGTCGATGCTAATGGTCCATATGCAGGATGCAAGTATGATTTCAGAACATCTTTAGCTGCTAAGGATAGAAATCTTGAAGCGGAAAGATTATTTTTGGAGAGATTGAATGAAAATAACAGTAAACAAGAAACCATTCGAACATCTGATAATAAAGGAAATCTACAGCAAAGAAGAACTAAAACTAATTTGGAGAGAGACTGAGTTTCTGTTTGATAAACTTGGTGATGAAAATGAAACTAGCGCAGCATTAGAAGAAGATGGTGAAACCAGAAAGAAATCTGGTAAAGGAATATTTCTTGACGATGTATACAAGCGCAGAGATTTTTCTGATCTACTAAACATCACCAGAAAAATATTTCATGATGAGGAAGTAAAGAAATCAATAGTTGAGTTGAATAGCCCGATGTTTAACATGTTCAAGAAAACAAATTGGGATTCGACCATGCTTCAGTATTATGAAGAAGGCAATTACTACAAACAGCATCAAGATGAATCTTTTTTCACAGCAATATATACGTTTTACAAAGAACCCAAAAAGTTTGAAGGTGGCGACTTACATTTTGAAGAGTATAACTACACCCTACCAGTTAGAAACAATCAACTGATACTGTTTCCCTCTATTGTTTCTCATGGTGTAACTGAAGTTACAATGAAACAACCAGGGTATATGAACGGAAGATTTAGTATTGCTAATCTGATATTTTGGAAATTGTAAATTGAGGCGTTGTTATGAATGTTCATGTATTATCGAATCCACACAGAGCAACATCTCCAATTTATGCTGACTTTGATCCTTTCGCTGTTATTGTATACAAATATATTGAAAATTTAAAGCACAAATACAATTTTATTCATTATGGATTAGAAGGTTCAAAAGTCGACTGCGAACATTACACATTACCAAACAATGTTGAACTTTTCAACAAAGCAGCATCAGTTATTATTGGCGACATGAAAGAACCGCATGATCTTGTTTTATGTTTTTTTGGGCATGAAAATAAAACGGCAATTGAGAAATATCAAAGTGAACTGAAAATTATTGAGCCAGTGATCGGTTATACACCTCATGGTGTCTTTGCGCAATTTAAAGTCTTTAAATCATATGCGATGATGCACTATTATTATGGAATGAATCATAGAATAGACAATCCTTATTGGTTTGATGCAGTAATTCCATATGGTGAGGATCCAAACAATTTTGAGTTTAAAACTGACAAACAAGATTATTTTCTTTTCTTCGGTAGAGTTCAACCAGAAAAAGGACTATATATAGCAATTCAAGCAACTGAAGCAGCTGGTGTTAAATTAATTATTGCTGGTCCAGGAAACCCAGCTTTTCATGGATATGGTGAACTTCCATCTCATGTTGAATTCATTGGGTTTGCAGGTCCAGAAAAAAGAAAAGAATTGATGGCTAATGCTAAGGCGCTTATAGCACCAACACATTATCTTGAACCTTTTGGTAATATGATAATTGAGGCATATCTATCAGGAACACCAGTAATTACAACTGATTGGGGTGCTTTCGCAGAAACGGTAGTACATGGAGTTACTGGATTTAGATGTAAAGAATTTAGAGAATTTGTATCTGCAATTAAACAAATCGATTCAATTGATCCAAATAATTGTTACAAATTTGCAATGGCAAATTACACACATGACGTTGTTTATAAAAAACATGACGAATATTTACAAAAAATCATACAGATAGATTTTTATAGGCAATAAATATGTTTCTATAACTCTATATCATAAACGACACTGTTATTATACTGATTTTCTTGGAATGTGTAAAGCGAAAATTGAGATTGTTACAAGTATAAATAATCTAAAAGTTCAGGAATTCCAAGATGGCTCAATTTATCGAACTGAACCTAGACCAAGGTGCAGATTTCAGCTTTGACATGACCATCACCAATGACGATGGGACTGCCAAAAACGTCAGTGGTTATACATTTGCTTCTTCTATGAAGAAGTCATACTATTCATCAAATGTAGCTGCAAACCTCACATCAACAATAATAAATTCCTCTAATGGATTGGTTAGATTTGCCATCACTGCAGCAAATAATTCAACCATAAAAGCTGGCAGATATCTGTTCGATATTAAACAAACAGATGGATCAAACAACGTCACTCGAATAGTTGAAGGGCTGATTACAGTCAATCCAGGAATAACTGCATGACTGATATAAAAATCTCCAGTAATACTGGCGCAGTTAAATTTGTCAATCAGGTTCGCGTTTCTAGCAATACTGGCAATATAAAGGTCACGAACACACCAGCTGGGAAAATTTCACTCAACACAGGAAAGGGTGTTGATGGTCTTGCTGGTCCCCAAGGTGTACAAGGAAGTCAAGGATATCAAGGTGTTCCTGGTTCACAAGGACCAATTGGTGCTCAGGGTGTTCAAGGTGTACAAGGAAGTCAAGGATATCAAGGTGTTCCTGGTTCACAAGGACCAATTGGTGCTCAGGGTGTTCAAGGTGTACAAGGAAGTCAAGGATATCAAGGTGTTCAGGGGGTTGATGGTGCTCAAGGTGTTCAAGGACATCAAGGATTCCAAGGAGCGCAAGGTGTTCAAGGTCATCAAGGATTCCAGGGAGTCCAAGGACATCAGGGATTCCAGGGAGTTCAGGGTCATCAAGGATTCCAAGGAGCGCAAGGTGTTCAAGGTCATCAAGGATTCCAGGGAGTCCAAGGACATCAGGGATTCCAGGGAGTTCAGGGTCATCAAGGATTCCAAGGTGTTCAAGGCGTAGATGGTGCTCAAGGCGCACAGGGTGTTCAAGGTCATCAGGGATTCCAGGGCGTTCAAGGTCATCAAGGATTTCAGGGACATCAAGGATTCCAAGGAGCACAAGGAGTTCAAGGTCATCAGGGATTCCAGGGAGTTCAGGGACATCAGGGATTTCAAGGCGCTCAAGGCGTCCAAGGAGCACAAGGAGTTCAAGGTCATCAGGGATTCCAGGGAGTTCAGGGACATCAAGGATTTCAGGGACACCAAGGATTCCAAGGAGCACAAGGAGTTCAAGGTCATCAGGGATTCCAGGGAGTTCAGGGACATCAAGGATTTCAGGGACACCAAGGATTCCAAGGAGCACAAGGAGTTCAAGGTCATCAGGGATTCCAGGGAGTTCAGGGACATCAAGGATTTCAGGGACACCAAGGATTCCAAGGAGCACAAGGAGTTCAAGGTCATCAGGGATTCCAGGGAGCTGATGGCAATTTCGGTGGTGTAACATTTGATTACACTTTTGATACAGATATCACTAACACTGATCCTGGGACAGGAAAGTTAAAGTTTGATAATGCAAACATTTCACTAGCGAGTGAAATGTATATTGACGATACAAATGATGGTTCTGTTGATATTCAAACATATCTTAGAACGATTGATGACTCGACATCAACAATTAAAGGTCACTTCAGAATCAGTAATCGATTAGATTCTACTGATTTTGCATTGTTTACGATTTCAGGAACAACAGAAAACAGCGGATATTTTACTGTAACATGTTCGTATGTTTCTGGTAGTGCGACGTCATTCAGTAATGGTGAAGATGTAATCATTACCTTCGCTAGAACTGGCGATAAGGGCGACACTGGCGCACCAGGAGCACAAGGTGCTCAAGGACATCAGGGATTCCAAGGAGTTCAGGGCAGTCAAGGATTCCAAGGCGATCAAGGCGTTCAAGGCGCTCAAGGTGTTCAGGGTCACCAAGGATTCCAGGGAGTTCAAGGCGTAGATGGCGCTCAAGGTGTTCAGGGTCACCAAGGGTTTCAAGGCGTACAAGGTGTTGATGGGGCACAAGGTGTCCAGGGGCATCAAGGATTCCAGGGAGTTCAAGGACATCAAGGATTCCAAGGCGTTCAAGGCGCGGATGGCGCTCAAGGCGTTCAAGGTCATCAAGGGTTCCAGGGAGCACAGGGTGTTCAAGGCGCTGATGGCGCTCAGGGAGTCCAGGGACACCAAGGATATCAAGGCGTACAGGGTGCACAAGGCGTTCAGGGTCATCAAGGATTCCAAGGCGTCCAAGGCGTTGAAGGAGCACAAGGTGTTCAAGGACATCAGGGATTCCAGGGAGTTCAAGGTCATCAAGGATATCAAGGTGTCCAAGGCGCTCAAGGCGTTCAAGGCGCAACAGGAACAAATGGAGTTTCGAGTGGACTTCTTTTATATTTCGACTCAGCAACTGTAACATCAGCACCAACTGCCAACTTAAATGTTATTGCAAACACTGGAACTGGAACAACAGTTACAGTCAGTGGATTGAGTGCTGCTTCTTCAACATTGATCGGAACCTTCGTCACTGCTGCTGATCTCTTTACAACATATCCAACACCAGCTATTATTAGTGGAGTTTGGAAAACAATATTGTATGCTGCGCACAGCGCTGGTGGACAAGATACAAAGTTTTGGATTGAGGTTGATGAAGTTCAATCTGATGGAACTACACTCATCAGTAATATTGCGAGTGGTTCGTTCGCATTAGGAACAACTGTAACTACAACGACTACGACAGCATACACATATGATCTTTCTGTTCCAACTCATACAATATCAAGTTCAAGCAGTCGAATCAGTGTCAAGATTTATGCACAACTGGTTTCTGCTGGTTCTCCAACATCTCTAATCGTTCATTTGAGGAATAGCACTCTTTCTTCAATACTCACAACGATTGCTACCAATTTAATTGGTCCTCAGGGTGCAGTTGGTGCTCAAGGTGTTCAGGGAGCAGTTGGAGCGCAAGGTGTTCAAGGTCATCAAGGATACCAAGGCGTTCAAGGCGCTGACGGCGCTCAGGGAGTTCAAGGAGCTGTTGGAGCGCAAGGCGTTCAAGGTGCTGTTGGTGCACAAGGCGTCCAGGGGCATCAAGGATTCCAAGGCGTTCAAGGGGCAGTTGGCGCTCAGGGTGTACAAGGTCCATTCGGTGCTTCTTTCTCAGTAGACACTGGCGAACCTCTTGGTATTGTGAACAAAGCTGATTCTACAATTGGATTTACAAATTCCTCAAGAGAATTCAGAATCACGCCTGTATCTGGTTCTTATGAAATCTATTCTCGAGGAATCAAGTATACAATTTCAAACGAAAGAACTGTAACGATTCCAAACACAACTGGATTGTATTACATCTATTTCGATACAACAGCAACTCTGCAATATAAGACTACATTCTTTGATTGGCCAAATGATTGTATGGTTGCGTATGTGTATTGGAATGCAGATACTGGAACCGCACCATTTGTCGCTGATGAACGTCATGGAATTGTATTGGATTGGCAAACACACGAATATCTGCATCGCACACGTGGTGCTTCTATTGCGAATGGTTTTGGTATTACAAACTATGTTCTTGGTGGCGATGGATCTTCAGATACTCATATTCAGTTAGATATCATTGATGGAACGTTCTTTGACGAAGATCTACAGGTAGACATTACACATAGCAATACACCAACCGCAAATACTTGGGAACAGGATATACAAGGTCCTGCTAGAATTCCAATATTCTATTTGAATGGTGCTAATTGGGTTATTGATACACCGACCGATTTTCCTGTAAAAATTAGCGCAACTCCATTCCCAGTTTACAATCAAAATGTGGCTGGAAGTTGGACAACAACTGATATTGGAAATAACAAATTTGGTGTGACTTTCGTTGTTGCTACAAACAATATTAACTATCCAATAATTGGAATTATTGGACAACTTGATCACGCTAATGAAAATGATGCGGCGAATTATGACTTTTCTGATTTAGAATTATCTGGATTTCCAGTCGTTGAATTCAGACCTCTTTATAAATTAATTTATGACTGCAAGACGAGTTACTCAAACTCTGCTAAAGCAAGATTAACGCAAATACAAGACATTCGTGGATTCACTTCTGTTCTTGCTGCAGCTGCTGGAAACGCAGGACCACAGGGAATCCAAGGTGCTGTTGGTGCTCAAGGTGCTCAAGGAATCCAAGGTGCTGTTGGTGCTCAAGGTGCTCAAGGAATCCAAGGAGCAACTGGCGCTCAAGGTGCTCAAGGAATCCAAGGAGCAACTGGCGCTCAAGGTGCTCAAGGAATCCAAGGAGCAACTGGCGCTCAAGGTGCTCAAGGAGTCCAAGGTGCTGTTGGTGCTCAAGGTGCTCAAGGAGTCCAAGGTGCTGTTGGTGCTCAAGGTGCTCAAGGAATCCAAGGTGCTGTTGGTGCTCAAGGTGCTCAAGGAGTCCAAGGTGCTGTTGGTGCTCAAGGAGTCCAAGGAATCCAAGGTGCTGTTGGTGCTCAAGGTGCTCAAGGAGTCCAAGGTGCTGTTGGTGCTCAAGGTGCTCAAGGAGTCCAAGGTGCTGTTGGTGCTCAAGGAGTCCAAGGTGCTGTTGGTGCTCAAGGCGCAGATGGCGGACAGTTGACTGCTGGCGATTATGTTGTACGTGCTGTTAAAAATGGATCGTCTCAAACAGTTACTAGCGGCGGTGATGTTGTCGTAACATTTATTGATGATTTTGATCCACGAGGTTGGTTTGCGTCAGATAAATTCCAACCAACAATTGCTGGGTATTACAGCATTACCGCTCAGGTTTGGTGGGATGCAGGTGCAGTAACCAACAATCAAAACAACATACAGATTAGAAAAAATGGAACTACACAGTTAGCAATCAGTCAAGATCAAATTGTAACTGGTGCAGGTTATGCTCAAACATTATCAACTATAGTATATTTCAACGGCACGACAGATTATGTTGAAGTTACTGCATTTACTGGCAATACCACTTCGCAAAATATTAATGGTGCGGCAAGTGGGACATTCTTTACTGCAGCTTTATATGCTTATGGTCCTCCTGGCGCACAAGGTGTTCAAGGTGCACCTGGTTCTGGTGGTGTAGCCAATTTCCCAGTTTCATCTAATTCTGGTTCTACTGTAACTGCGAATGGAATCAACTTCGTAAACACTTCCACCATTACAATTACAACAACATCTGGTGTTACTGGAAACGCAAATGTATCATTGACGGTCTCCAGTCCAGCAACATACAGTGTGGTGTTTGGTGATGGTTCAAATACGACGTATACATTTAATCACAATTTAAATATGTCATCATATTTGTCTGAAGTTCGTAGAGTTTCTACTGGAGTTCTTGTATATCCTGATGTTGTGATCGCAAACGCAAATGCTGCTAATGTAATATTTACAATCACACCAACCACCAATGAATACAGGTTTAGTTTAATTGGATTCTAATCGTGACAAATGAATATAGGATTTCACAAAACTGGGTAAATGAAGTTCTAGACTTTGGTCATGGCGTCATACGAACAGAAAACCAACAATACAATAATGGTGGCGATTGGATTAAATTCCAAAGATTTCTCACATTAAGTGCAAATGCAGGTCAAGTATTTTCTAACCCAATCACTTACACATACAGTTTAGTATACACCACGAGCGGTGCATACTATGGTGGCGTGTTATCGCACAATGGAGAAGTGCATTTTATCCCACATAATGCAAACAGAGGTCAAGAGATAACTGTAGGTGGAACTGTCAGCACTTACAGCTTAGTCTACACAGGAACAAATGCTTATGCTGGTGGAGTATTGGCAGCGAATGGTGATATTCGATTTGTTCCGTTTTCGGCAAACAATGCAAACACGAATAACCATGGACAAAGAGTCAATCATAGTGGTGTTGTTAGCACAATAAATATACCAGAAAAACCAGGAAATTCAAGATTTACTGGTGCAGTAACATCGCCATCTGGTGTTGTTCATTTTATACCAAGAAGTTCAAGTAACGCAGTTAGATTAAATACAAGAACACTTACTGCAATTCCTTATACATTAGTTTATACGACAACTGATGCATATTTCAGCGGAGTTGTAGATCCAAATGGTGATATTCATTTTGTGCCATACAGCGCAGCTGTTGGACAGAAAGTTTCTGCTAACAACGTTGTTAGCACATATCAATTACAGTATACAGCTGCGAATGCTTATGCTGGTGGAGTGATATCAACGAATGGTGATATTCACTTCGTTCCACATAATGCGAATCGAGGTCAGAAAGTATCAGCGAACGGGACAGTCAGCACTTACAGTTTAACATATACCACCACTGGTGCATATGCTGGTGGTGTGTTGGCGCCAAACGGCGATATTCATTTTGTTCCGCACAATGCGACAATTGGTCAGAGAGTTTTAGCGAATGGTTCTGTAAGCACATACAGTGTAGCATACACCACATCAGGTGCATATGTTGGTGGAGTGTTAACACCAACTGGTGATATATACTTAGTTCCTCATAATGCTGCAGTGGGGCAAGTAATTGTAACAGGAGCTGCTAAACCATTCGATATTGGTGTTTGTTGCTCAATGTTTTTAAATAAGCTATGACAGATAAATTTAAGCTCTCACCAAATTGGCAAGATGAAGTTCGAGTAACTTTGTCTGGTGTTTATCCGACTGAAGACGCGAACGGTTTATCTTCCACTGCAAATACAGATGGAACACTACTAAATCTACAAAACTTATATCAAAAATCAATAAAAGCTAGTTCTCTTTTTGATAACGCAAACACTGGTGGAATTGTAAGCACATATAGTTTAGTTTACACCGCAGCTACATCATATTATGGTGGCGTTCTTGCAATAAATGGTGATATTCATTTTGTACCAACTAACGCCAATAGAGGTCAGAAGATATCAGCAAACGGAACTGTTAGCACATACAGTCTATTGTATACTGCTACAACCGCATATATGGGTGGTGCGTTATCACCAAATGGTGATATTTATTTTGCGCCATACAGCGCCAACAGAGGTCAAAAAATATCTGCTTCTGGACTTGTAAGCACTTATAGTTTACTTTATACAGTTGCTGCAGCATATGCTGGAGCAGTAACTGCACCGAATGGTGATATTCATTTTATACCAGCTAGTGCCAATAGAGGTCAGAAAGTTTCTTCTTCTGGGGTTGTAAGCACATATCAATTAGCACACACAGTGGGATCAGCATATGCTGGTGGTGTTCTTTCGCCAAACGGTGATATCCACTTTATACCTTTCGCTGCAACTGTTGGCCAAAAAATATCTCCTGCAGGCTCAGTTAGTACATATAGTTTAGCATACACAGTTGCTAATGCGTATTGGGGTGGTGTTTTGGCACTAAATGGTGATATTCATTTTGTGCCATCTAGTGCAACAGTCGGTCAAAAAATAGCATTAGATGGAACTGTATCAACGTATAGCTTAATTTACACAACAGGCGGAGCATATAGAGGCGGAGTTCTTGCTCCGAATGGTGATATTTATTTTGTTCCCACTTCAGCTAACAGAGGACAGAAAGTATCTGTATCTGGAGTTGTTAGCACATATAATTTACAATATACTGCAGGAACTGCAAGTATTGGTGGAGTACTCGCGCCAAATGGTGATATATATTTTATCCCAACTAGTGGAAATAGAGGTCAAAAAATTTCAACATTATCTGCTCAAAATTTTTCTCCTGAGTTTTTACGCAGTTCATTCTTGAATAAAATGTGAGTAATCTATGAGTTCATCAGGTGGTACAGAGTCAGAATTAATTGTTGATGGTGTAAGATATCGTCAACATAAATTCACATCAAATGGTGAATTGGTTATCAGCAACACAGGCTATTGCCATATTCTTGTTGTTGGTGGTGGCGGCGGTGGTGGTTCGACAGACGGTATTGGAAATTATGAATATTCTGGTGGTGGCGGAGGAGGAGGTGAAGTTATTTCATATTCTGTATTTCTGCAGCCGAATACATACACAATTAATGTAGCTTCTTCAACAGAAACAACTCCATATGGATCAAATGGGGCAAACGGATATTCATCAACATTCGTTGGTGATGTTTTGAACATTACTGCAGTTGGTGGTGGCGGTGGTGGAAGGATGGTATATCCAGGTCGTTCTGGTGGTTCTGGTGGTGGCGGTGGCGGTGGGTATAATATTCAAGCCGAGCATGTTGGCGGTTCTGCAACTTCATATTCTGGTGTCGGAACAAAATATGGAAATGGAGGAGGCAGTGGGTTCGATCAAACGAGAGCAAATTATAGCACTTTTACAACTAGCGCTAGATCAGGATCAGCTGGAGGCGGTGGTGGTGCAGGAACCGCTGGGTCTCGCGGCGGAAATTATGGGGGATCTGCATCATTTTCTGGTGATGGTGGGGATGGAATTTTGTGGATAAATGGTGAATATTATGGCGGTGGTGGTGCTGGAGCATTAGCAACTGGTGGATCGGCTGGTCAAGTTGTTGGTAGAGGTGGTCTTGGTGGTGGACAAAATGGGTTTTTTGCTGCAAATGGTGTTGTAAATACTGCAAACAACACTGGCGGCGGCGGTGGTGGTGCTTCTCCAACTGTTGGTGTTGGGGGTTGTGGTGGTGGTGGTGCATCTGGTATTGTCATAGTTCTCTACAAAATAGATTCGACTTACGAACATGCTATATCCCCAACATTCCAGGAAGAATTAATGGAAGTTGATTATGGGACGATTCCAACTGCTGATAACAGTTCAATTGGAACAGATTTAGCTGCTTGGAAAAAATACCAAGCATTGTTGTATAAAAGCGTGAATGCTGGAAGTCGAGTGAATAATGCGAATGTTGGTGGTGTGATTAGCACTTACACATTAGTATATACCACATCATCTGCATATGCTGGCGGAGTTCTTGCTCCAAACGGTGATATTCATTTTGTTCCTGCAAATGCGATTGTTGGTCAAAAGGTATCACCAGCTGGTGTTGTTTCTACATATCAATTAGCGCACACAACAACTAACGCATATTATGGTGGAGTTCTTGCGCCAAACGGCGATATTCATTTTGTTCCTTATAGTGCAACTGTAGGGCAAAAAGTATCACCAGCTGGTCTTGTTTCTACATATCAGTTGCAATATACAACAACATTAGCATATTTTGGTGGTGTCGTTTCTCCAAATGGTGATGTTCATTTTGTTCCGAGGTCTGCTTCTGTTGGTCAAAAAGTATCACCGAGTGGCACTGTTAGCACATATCAATTAGCATATACAACTGCTGGTGCATATGTTGGCGGAGTTCTTGCGCCAAATGGTGATATTCATTTCGTTCCAAGAGGCGCTATTGTTGGTCAAAAAATCTCAACAAATGGTACTGCATCCACATATCAAATACAATACACAGCATCCTCTACTGTTACACATTTTGGTGGTGTTCTCTCACCAAACGGTGATATTCATTTTATGCCATTCGATGCTATTGTTGGTCAAAAAGTTTCTTTAAATGGCTCTGTAAGCACCTATAGTTTAGCATACACACTTGGTGGTAGTCAGCAATTATCTTCTGGTGGTGTGTTAGCGCCAAATGGCGATATTCATTTTGTACCAAATAATGCAGCAATCGGACAAAAAATTTCTTCCAATGGGAGCGTTATAACATATAATTTAGTGTATACGACAACTGGTGCATATGCTGGTGGAGTATTAAATACAAATGGCGATATACATTTTATTCCAGGAAATGCAACTGTTGGCCAAAAAATTTCAACAGAAGCAATAGTCCCATTCGCAAAAGGAACTGTCCTGAGCCCATATTTAAATAAATATTAAAGGTGGAAAATTATGTACAATAAAGAAAAATTGATGCAAACATTGCACGATATTAAAGATGAAGCTGCTGCGATTGCACCTTATGTGATTGTCGCTCAACCAAGAAGATCAAAAGAGAGTCCACAAGCACAATTGTTGGATGGTCATCTTGGACTTCATATAGATTTCACTGGATTTAGTCGAGGTTATGTAGAATCAACTAATCTCGCAGTTGACGCCGCAAGAAATTATTTAATTCAGTGCGCATTAGAAACTGAAGGTGCTGAATATTTGTTTTTCGTTGGAGACGACACTGTTTCTCCTTGGGATGCATTTAAGGTTCTGCATAAAACGTCACAAGAAAATCCAGATGCTGTTGTTGCTGGTGTTTATTATATCAAACTCAGCGATGCTATGGTTATGGTTAGGAATAACAACTCAATAAAAGTTGCTAATGTGGATCCAGGTCAAGTATTTGAAGCATGGCAAACAGGCATGGATTGTATGCTTATTCCTATTCGTATTCTTCGCAAGATGTATGAAGAAGAACCTGAGCTTCCGTTCTGCTGTATTGCCAACGGAATTAAAGACATTCCTTTCATCGGCGAAGATAATTTCTTTGTTCATCGCCTTCGTAAACACGGTTTCAGATTGCTGGTGAATACTGACGTTCAGTGTTTGCATATGGATGTTTACACTGGAAAATACACAGCTCATCCAAATGTTGACCTAAATAACTATTACACTAAAATCCCCATCACCGAAAGATTGACGATGAGAGACAAGAAAAGAATTGATTCAATCTGGGCGGTGTCAACAGAAAAAGTAACGGAGAATCTACGTCGTGAACACTATTGAATTAACAGGGATTGGTCCTAGTGGATATCATGATGATAGAACAACAATTCATTTAAAAATAACATACACTTCCGCCAATGTTACTCTGAATGTAACAAATGAAATATTTAATTGGTCTTTGAATATGCCACCAACGTATGCAGGGTCATTTGGAGATTATATTGCTTTAAAAGAGCAATTAGTATATAATGATATAGAGACAAAATTACAACAATGGCATGATCTTAATCCAAAAACAAGAGAACTCACTGTTGAGCCTAATGAAATAATTACTGTTGACATACAAAGAGAAGAGATCGTATGTCCAACATATCCAGATTATTACGCTAAGCGTGCTATGGAATATCCAACGCCAGCGAATCAATTAGACGCTTATTGGAAAGGTGGAGCAGATCGCGATGCGATGCAAGCAAAGATCGAGGCAATCAAGGCTAAATATCCTAAAGACTCCCCCTGATATTTTTTGTTTTGATCTTTATATTATAGGAGAATAATATGAAAGGTGAATGGTGTTATTTTAAATCATACCTCAGCAAAGAATTTTGTGAACGAACCATACGCAATGCTCTTACAGTTGAATCTTTTCAAGCTAAAACTTATCTACCAGATGGTTCTCAACAAGTAACTTCTGATTTGAGAAGAAGCACAATCAGATTTCTATATGCAAATGACTCTAGGTTTACAGAACTATTTGATATTCTATGGAAAACTCAACTCGTCGCTAACAGAGAATTTTTTAATGTTCACGTTTCAAAATTAGATTTCATTCAATTCGCTGAGTATGATGAATCTGATCGAGGCGAATATGGAACGCATCAAGATGTTCTTTGGATGAATGATAATGATTTTCATCGAAAACTTTCATGTACCATTACTCTTTCTGATCCTGAGTCTTACACTGGTGGCGATTTTGAATTTGAAGACACAACCAGTCGCCCATTAGAATCCGATTTGAGAATACAAGGAACTGTTTTGTATTTTCCTTCATTTTATAAACATCGTGTGACGCCTGTTATTAGGGGAAAACGATACAGTATTGCTGCTTGGTTTGAAGGTCCCAAGTGGAGATGATGATGAATAAGAAAGCGAAAATTGTAATGATCACGATGTTCAAAAATGAGGCTCGTGGTCTACCAACCATGTTAGAATCATGTAAACCTTATGTTGATTATTATGTCATGCAAAATAACGGATCAACAGATGGTTCAGACGAAATCGCTAGAAAATTTTTGGAAGATAATAATCTCCCTGGCGTTATCTATGAAGTTGAAGAAGGATGGATTGGGTTTGGTTGGAATCGCGACCATTTAATTCAATATTGCCAAGAACAAACTGATCATGGATGTGATTGGATTCTTAAGATGGATTGCGACGAAGTTCTTGAAGTTGATCCTGATTTTGATTGGTCTTTACTAGATGATAAAAGCATTCAATCATTTCACATAACTGCAATCACTGGTAATTGCATTTACCATAGAGCATGGATGTGGAATTCCAAATTAAAGTGGCGATTCAATCATGATGATGCGCATGAAACAATTCGCTTAGTTGATCCTGATGTTGGTGAAGGATTTCAAAGAGTTGATCTACCAAAATCATTCAGACAGATTGGGTATAACATCGGAGAAAGCTGGACAGTCCCAACTAAGTTTGCATCTCATGCATTGGTGTTAGAAGAGAAACTTCTACGCGAAAATACAATGTTAACTGACTTATATCATTTCTGGTATATTGGCAAAAGTTATAACGACACATATAAAGGCGAGTTCTTTCCATTAAAGAAACCACAACAATTTGAATATGCAAGAAGATGCATATTTTATTTAACAGAATATGTTAAATATATGCATCAAAGTGGACCATATCACAATGAGATGTCATACATTTCATTAGTTTTGGCTGGAGAGGCATATGAGTATATTGGTGATGACGCATCAGCACTAACGATGTTTGAATATGCTGAACAATTCTGTTCGCCTAGAAATGAACATCTATTCGGTGCAGCTAGAGTCTATGAAAAGTTTCAGAAATACGATAAGATGCATGAAATTGCAATTAGAATGATGGACCCAGAAAGAAAAATCCCATTTCCTAATTGTAATCTTTTTATCGATCAATCTATTTATGTTGATAGCGAACAACAACGAGTTCAAGAATTGTTCATTCGTTCAAAAAGGTTATCTGATGACCAAAATAAAGAAGAAAATATCCTGAAAGTTTTCAATGTAAAAAAATCAACAACAAAGAGAATGTTTATCGTTGATAACTTTTATGATAACCCAGATGAGATTCGTGAGTTTGCTTTGAAACAAGACTTCAAAGAAGACATTCGATGGTATAAAGGATTACGAACAACAAGATCATATCGAACTGAAGCGATGAAGCGCGCATTTGAAAACATTATGGGTGAAAAGATTTATCGTTGGAATGAATATGATATGAATGGTGTGTTTCAAATAACAACCGCTAATGATATGCAAGTATATCATCATGATGTTCAGAAATGGGCAGCGATGATTTATTTGACGCCAAATGCACCACTTGAAAGTGGAACGCGATTACACAAGTCTAAAATCAACGGTGCCAATCATTATTCTCAAGGGAATGCTCTAATTGATGAAGCGTTTTCCAGTGGATTTTATGATTCAACCAAATTTCATCTTGTAGATTCAGCAGGAAACGTATATAATAGACTAGTGATAATGGATGCTATGCATATACATTCAGCAGGTCCCTATTTTGGAACAACCCCAGAAACTGGAAGGTTAACTCATTTATTTTTCTTTGATTGAAATGGTGCAATTATGGATAAGTTAGCAGTTTTTTATGCTCTTGGAAGTTTTGGAAATCCGAATTGGAAAGAACATTTTTTCCAGGATCAGATGAATGTTCTTAGAGATTGTGGTTTGTATGATAATATACAATTTATTGATATATTTTTTGATAGTGATCCACTAGAATATATTCCAATTGAAGAAATTCCCGATAAGACTAATAATTTGGTTTATTATCGAAGCAAAGAAGAATTTAAATCAACTAATAGTAAAAAGTACAATCATTTAAATTCAACTCAACAAAAAATTTGGACATTTGCTCATGCGAATCCAGAATACAAAATTTTGTTTTTTGGATCTCATGGAGTTACGCATTACCATAATCCAGAATGGTATGCAAGAAAATATAAATGGCGAAAATACATGGAGGCTCTGGTTATTAGAAATTGGAGACAAAGCATTGAGCTTTTAAATTATTATGACTGTGTTGGTACAGATCTCGTGGAAGATGCTGTATATGGTAATGGTGTAGTTCATTTTAGAGCACCACACTATCAGGGGCATTTTTGGTGGGCTAATGCGGAATATATTAAAAAATTAGATCCACTTTATTGCTATCAAGATGTTGGTTGGCAACCATGGTTATGTGAACTATGGATTGGTTCTGGCAATCCAAATTTTTATTCTTATTATCAGAGCGGGTTAAATCAATATCTGCACGATATTGATCCACCATATGCTGATATAGTTCAATCTACAGAAAATCATTTGATGAGGCTTCGATATGTTTAAAAATTTAAAATTCAGTTTAATAACACCAGAACATAGTCCAAAAAACATCCCACATCTTTTAGAATTATATGATACAATAGAAAATCAAACACATAGTAATTGGGAATGGATTTTGTTTTTAAATAATGGATGTTTGGTTGATCATATTCCAGATAAAATTAAACGCAATCCGAAAGTTGTAATTTTTCAATCATTGGATGAAAATACAAATATTGGTGCAATCAAAAACGCTGCATTTAGTATAGGATCTGGTGATATTCTTGTTGAAGTTGATCATGATGATCTTCTAACATCAAATTGTTTACAAAAATTGAACGAAGCATTTCAAAATGATGATGTTGGTTTCGTTTATAGCGATAATGCAATTCTTCATATGAGAGATGAATTTGTTCCTTACGGCGAGGCATATGGTTGGAGTCATCGTAAATTCGATTGGAAAGGAAAAGAATTAATCGCGATGAATAGTTTCCCGCCGAGTAGCCATTCAGTTTCGTATATTTGGTATGCCCCCGATCACGTGCGCGCATGGAGAAAATCAATTTATGATTCAATTGGTGGTCATAATCCTGAACTTTCTATTTGCGACGACCATGAACTTATGATTCGCACTTATCTTGCAACTAAAATGCATCACATTAATGAAGTTCTGTACATCTATAGAGTAACGGGCGATAACACTTGGTTAGAAAGAAATCAAGCAATTCAAACAAAAACCGTTGAACTCTTTGGGCAATATGCTCGAGAATTGGCAGAAAAAGATGCGAAAGATAAAGGTCTGATGTTAGTAGATATTGGTGGTGGCATCAACCCATATCCTGGTTACACAACTGTCGATCTTCGCGAAGGATCAGATTATGTCCATGATTTGAACGATGGTATTCCACTTCCAGATAATTCTGTTGGCGTATTAAATGCGAGCCATATTTTAGAACATCTTTATGACAAAACTAAAATTATGGGAGAGATTCATCGCGTTCTTGCTCATGGTGGTTGGGCGTTTATTGAGATCCCAAGCACCGATGGTCGTGGCGCTTTCCAAGACCCAACACACGTGAGTTACTGGAATGAAAACAGTTTCTTATATTATACCGATGCCTATCTGGCGCAATTTATCGACAATACAACAATTCGTTTCCAAGAGTTTAGGAAATTAACATACTATCCGAACGATTGGATGAAAAACCTGCAGGTTCTTGTGACAAGTGCATGGTTGGTTGCCGTTAAAGATGGTCCGAGGCTTCCACATCTATTAAAGATATAAATACATAGAGAAACTCTATGGATACATAAATGTCTGAGCCGACTTTCGACGAAGATATAACTATAATTGATATTATTGATGAGAATCGTAATCTCATCAATATTATCAGCGCCAACGTCACTTCATACGAAGTGATAAATTGGGGTCAAGTTGTCGATCAAGATGGATATTGGCGAGGAAGACCAATTGATCCAGCTGGTAATACATCAAATATTTTTTATGTCTCTAAATCTGGAAATGATAATAATACTGGAAAGAGTTTATATTCTGCTGTATTGACAATTAAGAAGGGACTTGAATTAGCAAATGCATTCACAACTGCAACTGGGAATATATGCGCTGTTTCAGTCTATCCTGGAATTTATGAAGAAGAAGGCAATTTAGTTGTTCCACCAAGATGTGGTATAACTTCTGCCAGTGGTCAGTATGTAACTGAAGTTCATGCATCTGCAAATTGTAGAGCAGAATTTAGGAACATGTTTCTCATTAACAGTGGATCTTATGTACAGGGATTCACATTCCGAAACATGGAAGTTGATGACTTCGAAGATCCCAATGGTGGATTTGCGATTGCATTTAAACCAGGCGCATTGATTCTTCGTTCTCCATACATTCGAGATTGTGGTCAAGTCAGCAACTACAACGCATTTGAAATTGCTGCTCCATTAGATCCAGCCAACGGCAATCCACTTGTTGGTAAAGGTGGTGGAATGTTATTGGCTGATCGTGCGATTCTCAATCCAAACAGTATCTTCCCATACATGCTTGCATTCGGTGCGACACCACGAAGTCCAAATGGTCTCGGATATGTTGCTAAGAACGGAGCAGGTATTAACGGAATCAGCTCGATTAGTATTTTCCAAAGAGCATCATTTTATGCATTGACTGGCGGTCAGATTACGCTAAACAATAGTGGAACTCAGTTTGGCGACATCAGCATGCGAGCGCGAGGAACAACACCTGTCGTTTCTCCCGTTACTGTGTTGAATACAGCTGCAATTATAGCAAACACTGCAGCTGCAGACATACTTGCCAATGTTGCAACAACTCAGAACACAACGAATGATATGTGGAATGATTTGATTACATATCAAATTCAAACTAAGTTCGGAAATAATTTCATCTCAATCATTCCAGAAGAAGTTATAGTTCCTCTCGTTGCTTCCGTTCCTGCAGCAAAGATTATACAGTATTCAAATCTGATTGATGGAATGTGGGCAAACTTAGAAGCGTATGTCACCAGCACCAGTTCTAATACTGTCATCGCAGCAAACGTATCAGTGCCTCTTGTTGCTAATGCTGCAGCTGCTGATATCATTAGAGCATCGAATTTAATTGATGGAATGTGGACAGACTTAACAACGAATCCACCAGGATCTTTATATTCTTGGACTGCAGCAGAAGAAGCATTTACTCGTAGAGACGCACAATTTCTTATCGATGCATTAGCAGATGACGTTGAAGATGGAACACAATCAAATAGCCAAGCATTTGCTTTAGAATTTTTTGATTCAAATATCGATCTTGTTTTCGCATCAAGTCTTCTAGATGAATTTTTCCAGACGTTTGATTATCTTAAAACAAACTTAGTTACAGCATTGAGTGGATACGCAGCTCAACAAGACATGGTTGAGGGTTTGGTAGATGCAATTAAAAGCACAATGCAATCTCCAGTTGAAGTTCCGTTCGGCACAGAATTACAAGAAACATTCACAAGAAGGGATGCTGCTAATTTAATCACAGCTATTTCTCTTGACGTGCGCTATGGGACACAGAATAAAACTCAAAACTTCGCATTAGGATTCTTTAAATACAATGGTGCTTATGTATTTCCGACATACATGTTACCACTGTTCCAACATACATGGAATTATCTACAAACTGAGCTTGTTGATTTGTTGGACGATCATCCAACTCAAGCTGCGATGGTCAATTCACTATTTGATGATGTATTAAACGAGACGGTTGTCAATCCAAACGTAATTGATTTTGGAACTGAGTTACAGGAATCATTAACACGAAGGGATGCGACCAATCTAATTCGAGCGATACAACTTGACGTTCGCGCTGGTACGCAGATGGTCACACGCGCATACGCGCAAGGATTCTTTAATTATGACGCGACGTTAGTCAGTCCAAGATTTTATTTGAGATCATTTTTCAGAGCATATGACTTTATCCAAGGAGAAATGGTTGCTGCATTGGCTGGATATCCAAATCAAATTAATATGGTGAAAGAATTAATATCAGTGATCAAGAGAACATTGAAAAATCCAACAATCATTAACTTCGGTTCTCTTGTTGAATCGTTAGGACATCAGTTTAATAACGCTGGCGCTGGTGTAAATAAAAACGCATTGCCATTGAACTTCAGAAGACCTGGATCAAACAAACCTGTTCCATTCTCTGTGTTACAAGAAAATGGCGGAAGAGTTCGTTGGTCTGGTGCAGATGAAATAAATAACCAGTACTTCGCAGGTGGAACACAAATTAATGGTGTGACTGGAAAGTTTGAAGGTCGCCCATTTAATATTTCAGTTCGACAAATTGCAAGAAGAATTGCAAACTCTA